CAACAAGTCGCGGCCCTTCTTTGGCTTTAACCGTAAGGAAGAGCGCAGGCTGGCTGACGTATACCTGTCGGGCATAAAGATTAAGGATAGGCGGCGATGAGTGTTAGAGAGAATGTGGCGGCGAACCTAGTTACTCAGTTGCAGGCGATCACTGCACCTAACGTCAAGAAGGTAACACGCGAGCCTTTTGACTTTGACAAGCTATCTAACGCACAGTTTCCCGCGATACTTGTAAGGACAGCCAACGAGACGCGTGAGGATTCATCTATTGGCGGGAGTATGTCTAGCCGCATGTCCACGGTGGACTATGAGCTAGTTTGTTTCGTCAAGCACAAGAACATCGACACAGCCCGCAATCAGTTAGTCGAGGCTATCGACGAGCGGCTGGACATCGACAGGACGCGAGGCGGGCACGCCATTGATACGCAAGTTATTAGCGTTGAGGTGGATGATGGTACAATAGATCCTATTGGCGGCGTGATCGTCACCGTTCGAGTTATCTATCAATACACACGCGGCGACGCGTAAGGGAGAAAACAAATGGCTACAAACAAAGGCTCAAGCGGTGTCGTTAAGATTGCCGCATCAGGCGGATCAGTCGCGGTTGTCGGCGAGGTGCGCTCGTACTCTATCGACACAACTGCTGACACTGTAGAAGATACCGTAATGGGTGACTCTGCACGTACTTACCTGCCAAGCCTCACCAGCGCAACGCTTTCCGTTGAGTGCTACTGGGATGACGGCGATGCTCCACAGCTCGTTTTAGACGAAGGCACTGACATCGACTGGGAAATTCACCCAACGGGTACAGGCGCAGGCGAGAAATATTACGAAGGTAGCGGCGTTGTAACTGCTAAGACAATCACCGCATCGTTTGACGGCATGGTAGAAGCGTCATTCTCTGTGCAGGTATCAGGCGCGGTAACTGAGTCTACTAGCTAATGGGCCTTGCTAAGGAACTGCGAGCGCGTCGCAAGTCGTCGCGTCGTAAGATCGAGGTAGCAGAGTGGGCAGACGATCAGGGGCCTTTTGTCCTTTTTTGTCGGCCCATTACTTGTTATGACTTGAATGAACTGCAACGCAAGCACCCTACTGTTTTGCAGAATCCAAGCATTGCCAGCATGGTTGATCTTATTGTGATGAAGGCTGAGTCGCAGGATGGCGAAAAGCTGTTTAGCTCTGCTGAAGATCGCATGGATTTAATGGGCGAGGAGACAACCGTTGTTTCCGAAATCGCTAACCAGATGTTTGGCACGATTGAGTCCGTGGAGGACTTAGCAAAAAACTAAAGGCCGATCAGTCTAGGATGAATTTAATTGCCTTGGCTGATCGGTTACATAAGACGATAGAAGAAGTCGAGCAGATATCGGTTACTGAGTTCCACGAGTGGCTCGCTTACTTCCAGATTATGAGCGAGCAAGCTGATGGCGACTCAAGACGTTAAGATCCGCATCACCGCCCTAGACAAAACGTCTGGGGCTTTGCGTAATATCGGCAACGGACTTCGCGGCCTAACTAAACCTTTGTTAAATATGCGCACGGCGTTAGTCGGTGTTGTTGGTGCTGGCGGCATCGGCTTACTCGTTCGACAGTCTTTAATCGCTACCGATTCACTTGCAAAGACAGCCAGCAAAATTGGCACGACTACTGAAGCCCTAAGCGCTCTGCAATATGCAGGCCAAATTACAGGCGTAGAAGTCAATACGATGAATATGGCGCTTCAGCGATTTACCCGTAGAGCGTCAGAGGCGGCTGTTGGTACTGGTGAAGCTAAGGGCGCTATTCGCGAGCTAGGTATCGACGCTAGACAGTTGGTGCGATTGCCGCTCGATCAGCGAATGCTTGTACTTGCAGACGCGTTTTCCAACGTAGAAAACGAATCCGATAAACTGAGACTTGCGTTTAAGCTGTTCGATTCAGAGGGTGCGTCGTTAGTTAACACGCTTGGACTCGGCAGAAATGGCTTGGCTGATTTGCTGGGTGAGGCTCGCAAGTTGGGCGTAGTTATGTCGTCAAACGCGGCTGACGGCGTTGCAGAAGCTAACGACGCGTTATTCCGAATGCAGTCTTTGTTCGGTGGGATTGTTAAACAAACAGTAGCCGCATTAGCTCCAGCGATATCGGCACTGGCTGATCTTGTCACTAACAAAGTGCTCACTAGTTTCGACGATGCAAATACAGGCGTACAGGATTTTGCCAAGGCATTAGCGACTGATGTTATTAACGGCATTTCTGCAACGATCCAAGGTTTTGAAAATTTAGTTAATGGCCTGATTGGTGCGGCTAATGATCTTATTAAGATAAAAGCGCAACTGACAGGATTTTTCACGGCTGACGACGAAAAGAGCGCTGTACAGCTACGACTAGCAATCGAAGGCGTAAACGAAAAAATAGCTCATCAGCAAAAGCTAATAGACAGTCAGATAGGCAGAAATAAACAAGCCGCAGAAACAATACAAGCACGATACATAAAAGAGAAAGAGTCGCTCGAGGAGCTGTTGCGACTTAAGCAAGAAAACGGCGAACTAGATTTAATCGACGAAGTTTCGTTTCAGTCGTATTTGACAATACTTGATGGCGTCGGCGCGAAAATTAACAATGTTACGAATGCAACAAAAGGACTGGCACAAAGCACACAAGAAGAGCTTCCAACAGCCTTTGACAGTTTTGTAGCGAATCTAAAGCGAACAAGAGATTTAGCATCTGACATTACTCCACAACTAGAAGGCTTGGGAGATCAGGCTATTCGCGGTTTGGGCGATTCATTTACAGCCGCAATCACAGGCGCACAAAATTTTAGCGACGCTATTAAGTCTATGGCTAAGTCAGTCATCGACAGTCTTATTAAAATACTGGTTCAGAAGTACCTCGTTGATGCGGCCTTTGGCGCGATCACAGCAGGATTCGGCGGCGGCGCTACACCAGCACCAACGGGCGGCGGCGGTGGCGGTGGCTTCACGGGCATGAGTTTCAACGGCGGAGGCTTTACGGGCTACGGTGCTAGAGCTGGCGGTGTAGATGGTAAAGGCGGCTTCCCAGCTATCCTACACCCTAACGAATCAGTAATAGATCACACGAAAGGCCAAGGCCAAGGCGTTACCATTGTGCAGAACATTAACGTTACGACAGGCGTACAGCAAACCGTGCGTGCTGAGATAGCTAACTTACTGCCTCAGATTAGTAACGCGGCAAAATCGGCTGTGGCAGACTCTAGGATGCGTGGCGGTGGCTTTAGCAAAGCAATGGTAGGTGCATAATGGCGGCGTTTCCTGATATCGGCTTTACCTCGATGACGATGCGGCTTCGCTCTGCAACGTCAGTTAGTCAATCGCCTTTTACTTTCGATCAACAAACCTATCAGCACCAAGGCGTAAGGTGGGAGGCTGAGGTAACACTGCCGCCGTTAACCCGATCAGATGCCAAGCAGATGGAAGCGTTTTTTGCGTCACTCAGAGGACAGGCCAACACGTTTACGATGGGCAATCCTCTGCACAATGTCACGGCTGTCGGCACGATTACCAGCGGTGCGCGTAACGCGACAACGGTGACGGGATCGGTAGCGGGTGCTGTTGCTGGTGACTACTTCGAGGTTAATGGTGTCCTGTACATTATCACTGAGGTGGCAGAGTCCACCTTTGACATCATGCCGCCACTTAGAACAGCGATCACTGCTACTACCTCGATGGACTTTTCACTGCCTAAAGGCTCATGGCGACTTGCGTCTAACGAGATTGAGTGGAGCATAAACCAAGCCAGCTTGTATGGCTTTACTTTTGCGTGCGTTGAGGCGATATGAGTAGAGAACTAACAACGGCGATGAAGTCGGCAGTTACTGCCGATTTAGTCCGTCCTATTACGCTTGTGCAATGTGCATTTGATAGCGGCGATCTAAACCTGTGGAGCGGCATCGGTAACCTAACGGTGGATAGTGTTGAGTATGTTGGCGCAGGTACGCTGTTGCAGATTGGTGAAATTGCAGAGAGCGCAGAGCTACAGGCCAACGGCCTTACTGTTGCTTTGTCTGGCATTACGGAGCCGCTAATTAGCAAGGCTAGGGACGAGGACTATCAAGGCCGCGAGCTAAAAGTGCTGTTAGGTGCTATCGACTCAGAGGGTGATGTCACTGCTAATCCTGTCATTCTCTTCAGTGGCTTCATGGACACGATGGTAATTAACGACGGTGCTGAGACGGCGACAATACAAATTACTGTCGAAAACCGTTTAATCGAGTTTGAGCGCACACGCGGCAGACGCTATACGGCTGAAGATCAAAAGATTGATTATCCCGATGACAAGGGATTAGAGTTTGTTGCTGAGATGCAGGAAAAAGAAATCATTTGGGGCCGCAACAAAGTGGGCGCAAGCGGCGGTGGAAATTCTGGTGGCGGTGACTTCCCAGCGGAAAACACACAGCGGCCATAAGGAGGCAATAGATGGATTTTGCACTAGAGGCACTGGCACAGGTAAAACGTGAAGCAGAGCCGCTCTTACAGCAACACTATGAAGAGATTGCGCTCAACAAAGACAAGATAAAGCTTAACCCTGATTGGCGAGCCTACGCAGAGCTGGACAAGATTAACGCGTTGCGCGTGTTTACAGCACGCAAAGACGGCAAGCTGATGGGCTACTTTGTTGTCATCGTTAGCAAGTCGCTTCATTACCGCGATCACTTGTTTGCTAACAACGACATTATCTTTTTGACTAAGGCCGCTCGCAAAGGACTGACAGGCGTAAAGCTGATTAAGTTTGCGCTGGACGCACTAGAGGCAGAAGGCGTTACTAAAGTACATATCAACACAAAAGCGCATCAGCCATTCGACGCCATATTAGAGCGTCTAGGCTTCGAGGAAATCGAGCGCGTCTACTCTTTAATGCTGAGGTAAATACATGGCTATTGCGGCAGTTGCAGGGCTTGCGTCGGTAGGATCAGCAATGATCGCGGCAGGCACTTTAGCTATTGGCTGGGGTGCGGCGATTGGCGCTTTTGCTCTTGGCGCTGGACTGTCAATTGTTTCTCGTGCTCTAGCACCTAAACCAAATTTAGGGGCGCAACTGAGGGGGATATCGCAAACAACGAAAGATCCAGCAGGGCCACGGCAACTTATCTACGGGCAAATGCGAGTTGGCGGCCAAATTGTCTATATCCAAAACTCAGGCACTACTAACGAATTCCTGCACCTTGTTATTGTTTTTGCTTCGCACGAGATCGAGTCGTTTGAGGAGTTTTGGTTTAACGATAAGCGCGTTTTTGAGAATGGCGCAGTGGCAAGCGATTGGAGTGATTACGTCACTGTCACGATGTTTGATGGATCACAGACGACAGCAGACGCAACGCTTGTTAGCGCGTTTTCTGAGTGGACTGACAATCACGTTTTGAATGACATGGC